AAGCTTTGTAAGGTTTGGGTCGCAGGTCTCGAGGTCGATGGCGATCTGCGGATAGCAGGTCAGGTCCGGGTAGCTAGATGGGATATTCCAATCAGGCTCGAGCTTCTCTCCGAGATCCATACGCTCGAAGAATGCGATTGTGCTTTTGTCTTTGCGGTCTCGTGCCATGCCCTAGCCTTTCTCGAAGCTGCCACCCAAAGCGGAGTAGCCACATTTGTCGATCCACGAATCTTCATGGTCGATCGTTTCCATAAGGCGACAGGTCTTCACCCAGTCCATCATCAATGCGACGTGCTTGGCTGTCAGCTCACCCTTACAGTTATCCACGATGACGTTCCAACCAGCAGCAATGCGATCGAAATTGTGGAAAGCATCACCGTAATCTTGGGCCCTCTGGCCTGAGATAAGTTCTTTTGCGGTGTCTAGAATTTCGTCGCGTGTCATAGTGCGTACCTGTATTTGTCGTTGCCCTCTACGATGTGCAGCTCTTTCCGAGCTCGTGTCACACCAACATAGAAGATCCGATGTTCATCGTCCGGGAACCTAGAGTTTTCTGCGGCGTATGTACTCCCGAGATACACAACGCACCTGTCGTCCTCACCACCCTTCATAGCGTGGATGGTGGACACCTTAATACGTGGCGGCTTCGTAATATCCTCTCCGCTGTTTTCGACGTTCAGCAGATACGCACGCATGTTACTGCCGAGACCAAGGATTTCAAACTCATCCCTCGGGTCTTCTCCAAACAGATCACGCTTATCAATGAACCCAAACTCAGAAACCAAATCCTCGATGTTCAGCTGCGACGTAGGATCTGCAGCGTCCAGCAGTTTTCCAGACCCACGCTTCACAACAGCCTTGTCTCCCTGCTTTGGCACCACCTCGTAAAACCTACGAACGGCATCAACATCCACGCCTTCTCCTACGCGAAGCTTACGCCATGTTTTAATAGCATCTGCCTGCTCTTTGGTGAGGACAGTGCGGCCTTTGACAGAGTAGTAGTAACCTTCTTGGTGAAGATACTTACCAATCTTCTCGGCATAGTAGTTTGTTCTGGCCATGATGGTCCAAGAACCTTTCCGGAAGTCTACGCTGTCGAAGTGGTAGTGCCAGCAAACTAAACCCTCTTCGTCCGTGGGAGCATACTCCTTTGGTACTCGGTCCTTGATCCTTCTGACAATGCGCCGCGCAACGTTGAACACAGCCTTGGGCAGACGGTACGATTGCGTCAGAACGATTTGCTTTGGTGACATGTTAACGAACTGTTCGACATCTACTCCCGTCCAGCGGTGGATGGCTTGATCGTCATCACCGGCAATGAGAACTTCTTCCGCGTTCGTTGCCATCTTTTGAACCATCTTCCACTGCAGGGGCGTAAGATCTTGTGCCTCATCCACGATCAACAACCGCAAGCGTGGAGGCTCTCCCACTTCCACGAACATCCCGATCATATCGACGTAGTCAAACTTACTGAGACGTGTTTTATACTCTGTCACCTGCTCGTAAATCTGCTTCGCCTTAAACAAACTAATGTCGTGCGTCTCGTGTTCTCTCCACTCTTCTTCCAGGCTTACCATCCGGTAGCGGGAGCGATCGATGATCCTCATGTACTGACTGCCACGACGCAAGTCCTGGGGAATAAGGATGCCATCTTCTGGAGCGATGTTCATATTGAACTCCTCGCCCAGCATCCGGCCCAGCTCGGCGTAGTCAGCGTTTGACATGATGTCCTCCTTGCGAAGAGACAGGCCGCTGAATCCGGTTGAGTGCAGAGTACGGAAATTGCGCAGTTGCTTGACGTCTAGGTTGAACCTAGTCATCGCCCGCTCCCTAGCCTCTTGAATAGCTTTTCTAGAAAAGGAGACAAAGGCAATCTCATCTGGCTTCATTCCACCCTCTAATGCAGTCTCGATGTACCTCATCAGGTACTCGGTCTTGCCGCATCCGGGAGGACCAAATATCTGTGTACTATTCGGGATCATCTCTTCTTTCCTCCAACCATGATTCGATCTGAGCCGGTGTCCATCGCAACATGGACCTCGGACCTCCGAGCCTTATCGGGCGTGGCATCGAGTCTTCTTTCACCCACTTGTAAATAGCTGCGGTCGTAACATCGAGGTGCTCTGCCAGCTCCCTGACTGTGATCAGCTTCTTAGAATGGAACATCTGAATTGATCTCCTCAACATGCAGGTCGATGTCGTCTTCCTCGAACTCGGGAACCCACCACACTCGTAGTGTCCCCCACGACCCGTCAGATTTCTTGTAACGCTGGCGACCACTGAACTCGCCCATGCCGTTCAGTCGCTTGATCTCCTCTTGGATCTTCGCCCGGTTGTCGGCCCACGGGTGCTGTCGGTTCTTCAAGAACGTGACTAGGCCATCGATCTTGAACTTCACCCGGCCATCATCATGGTAAGGCTTGCCTGTCTCCATCTCCGCAGGCTCGTACGCCTGTGCGCTGCCATTGCAGTAGGACTTCAGCAGATCCTCGAAGCGGCCTTCCAGCGTCAGCTCCTTGGACACCTCAATGAAGGTCGCCTGCTTCAGCATGCGGTTCAGCAGAGACGTCCAGTCCTGCTGCTTCATGGTGGCGGGCACAAAGTTTATCTGTTGTAGACACGCCTTCTGCCATAACGATTGGTTGTGTAACTCATCCGCTGTCAGCTCCACCCGCTTTCCGTTCACGTCCATGAAGTAGTAACGCGGCTGCGATAGGATCACAGTCAGGCCACCAACCTGGGCCTTGCTCTCGCTGTCACCACCGACGCCATGCTTCTTGGTGCGGCACAGCTCCTTATCACAGACCGAACAGAACGGCTCGATGTTGCAGGTGTAGAAGTAGTCCTTCCTCTGCAGCTGCTTGATGATCCCCAATACCTCCTTGGCCTCGAGGTTCGGGACCATGAACTTGCGGTTGTAGTCCTCGACTACTTTCTCCCACGTATCGGGATACTTTAGCTTGGCATACACGCCCATCTGCAGAAGCGTGTTGTTGCGCATGTCTCCGACGTAGCCCGTGGCTACAAGAATCCGCAGGCAGGGAGGGCCGTCAAGGAAGTGCTCCTTGGATCCAGACAGATCCAAAGCATCGAGGTCGGTCCTCGAAACTCGGCCCTTCTCCACCGCGTCTAGGAACTCTTCTAGCTCCATCGCCTCAGCCAGCTTGTTGAAGCAGTAGCGTGTTGTCGTTTCCGCGTCGAAGTACGGCATGTTGATAAAGTTGCCGAGGTCCCCCCGCTCGACCAGGATCGAATCCTGTTTCGGAAAGATCTCACAACCAGAGAACCCAAGAGCGATCGACATTTCTGTCAGATACTCACGGATCAAGGACGCTGGATACCAGTCGTCCAGGAATAGGTAGAGGTGTGCCCCGCCGGACTTTGTGCGGCAGTGGAACAGAGGCAGCTTGAGCTGCTGGATCTTTTTCTGAAGACCTGCATGGTCAAGGTCGTAGACGTCAACGTCCAACGCACCAAACTTACACATGTTCTCTGAGTTGATAGGTATCGCGCCGATGCCTTGCTTACCGTCGATGTGATCCTGGACCTGCTGGATCGTCATCTTCCCGCGACGAACAAAGCTGTTTGCCTCTGCTTTGCCCTTGCGCCCAATCCTACCAACCGTAGTCTCGCCATACGCTGCGTCTGATCCGACATACGCAGCCAGCAATCTTTCGGCTAGTGTCATACCCTTCCCTTTTTTCTACCTTTAACAACGGGGCTTTTCTCTCCCGTTCGGTTTCTGCAGTATTCGATAAACCCAGGCATGTTCAGGTTCTCCTTTTGGGTTCCCCACCTGAGGTTGTCCGCCCTGTTGTTCAAAGCGTTTTCGTCAAGGTGAATTACTATTGCCCCTTCAAAAGGAGGTGGTCCATGAAAAGCTTCGCAGATCAACCTGTGTACTTTCTTTTGGCCGAACTGTCTTGACCTCAGACCATAGTATTCGTGACGTGCCGTCTTGGAGGCTTTCGTTTTTACCCCCAAAACAGGTTTTGTTTTATACGTCCGAACAGCACCATTCGGCATACGACTGGTAGTTTCTGGCAACCTTACATACCCTAAGCTACTAGCCATTAGCCCCGGACACGATGGCACGGGTTTCCACACTTCTTCCATGACGTGAATCCTTTATTAGAGTGGTGTCTAGCCTATCTTTAGACTAGACACCGTGTCAACCCTAAAAAGGTATATCATCCCCATCCATTTTGGAAGAAGACGGAGCAGAAACATCCTCCTCCGGCGCAGCCTTAACCTCACCCGCCGCGATCGAGTCGCGGAAGGCTTTCGCTTCGAGCAGCAGGTCGCGGTTATCTACCAGACCGATGCGCTCAACTTGCCAGTTGCCCCACGAACCTTGGTCATTGGACTCCTCGACGGAGTACAGGCGCCACATGGTGGCGAACACAGGCGGGGTAACCATCGCACCTGTCTTGGGGTGCTTGACCTTCTGCATGGCGATCTGCGTCTTCCAACGGCGCGACACCTTGAGCTGCGTGGACTTCATGTCCACAACAACAGGCTGGTACGAACCGTCTTCCTCGACGATCAGGCAGAAATGTTGGTCAGACTTGACCAGCTCGTTGCCGTTGGGCAGCAGCTCCTTGGCACCCGAACGGGTGGTCTGCTGCAGCAGCGGGCTGTTCGCAGGGATCTCACCCTTGAACCCGCCGCCCATGTCACGCGGCACAAACTCCAGATACTTGGTGGTCTGGAAGCAAGGGATCACAGAGATACCCTTCTCGCCATCCCAGTACTGGTTGGTCACGTTGTTGAATGCATCGCCAGCGGAGGCGCCCTCGATGAACTCAGCTTTCTTCTTGTTCAGCTGCGGGCTCAGTGCCTGAAGCAGACGAACAAATGGGATTTGCATCTCGCTGCTGTCGAAGGCCGCGCCCTCTCCAGCAAACTCTAGGATGTCATCCATTACCTCAGTGGAAACTGCGGTCTCTTGTTTGGTTGCAACTGCGGTGCTCATGTTCACTTCCTTTTGATCTCTGCAGCGTTTGCGATGAAGGCCCCGAACATATCGAGGTCGATGGGTTTGCCGTTCTCCACGCGCTCTTTAACAAAAGCACGCAGCGTTGACGGGTGAACGTAGGTCTTCTGGCCAGGGTCGTAACCCTCTGCTTCCAGACGACCGATCAGGTCACCAGCCATGTTGTCTTGGCCCTTGCCAAACGACACAGTCACATCGTTCTTGATGATGTCGTCTAGGCCCTCGGACCTTAGCCAAGCGAATGCGTCTTCCTTACGGTCGTTAGGAATAGAAGCATGCACCATCATTTTACGTGTCACTGTGACGCCATCGACATCGAGGCGCTCGACACCCATCTCATCCATCAGTGCTGGGATGTTCTCAACGGAGAGCTTGTGCTTCTCCTGCTTGAGAGCTTTGACATGGTTCTCAGCATCCTCGATCTCTTTCTCGACCGAGCGTAGCTTACGTACCAAATCGCTTAGGGTTTTCCCGGTGGAAGTATTCACATCTCCAAGAGCACCGGCCTCGTCAAAGATGTCGTCAAAGATATCAGTCATAAGTTTTTCCTCTTCAGGGTTGCTTGTGGTCAACTTGTTTGCTAACCATGAGCAAGACTATATGAAGGAGCTCAATACATGTCAATAGAGTTAAATGCAGAAAACTTCCCGTATAAAATAAAACCATACCAGCACCAACTGAAAGCTGTTGCTAACGGATGGCACAGAAATAGTTATGCTATCCTAGCTGAGATGGGTACTGGGAAGAGTAAGATGCTGATCGACACCATTGGTTTGTTGCACTTGAACAAGGCGCTGGACTTCGCACTAATCATCGCACCCAAAGGCGTGTACCGAAACTGGGTGGCCAAAGAAATCCCGGAGCATCTGTCTGACAGCGTACGCCACCGTGTGATCCGTTGGGTGTCGAGTGCTAACAAGAAACAAAAGGAAGAGATGCAGTCGGTGACTAAAGCTTTCGATGGCCTGACCATCTTCGTGATGAACGTCGAAGCTTTCTCCACACTCAAAGGACGCACCGCCGGTGAGTGGATGGCCAAGAACTTCGGACGCAACGGTCTGATCGCCATCGACGAATCAACCACCATCAAGAACCACAAGGCCAAACGTACCAAGGCGCTGATGAAGATCGCATCAGGGTTCGCATATCGCAGGATCTTGACCGGGTCTCCTATCACCAAGTCACCCATGGATGCATACGCTCAGTTCGAGTTCCTCGGACCTCGGCTCTTAGGCTATGATTCGTACTACGCCTTTCAGGGCAGGTACGCAGTGACGCAGCAGCGTAAGATGGGGGCGCACTCGTTCCAGCAGGTGGTCGGCTACCGCAACCTCGACGAGCTGACACACCGCATCGACCAGCACAGCTTCCGGGTCTTGAAAAAAGACTGCCTGGATCTGCCTGACAAAACCTACACCGCCCGCTACGTGAGCCTGACAGACGAGCAGTTCAAGATGTACGAGCAGCTTCGCAACATGGCGATGACCATGCTCGAGGATGGCCAGCTTGTTACGGCGCCTGCTGTCATCACCCAGCTTCTTCGTATGCAGCAGGTTCTGTCGGGCCACCTCAAGACAGATGACGACGAGATGGTGTACTTCCCATCGAACCGCATGGATGCGTTGGTTGAGATCTTGGAGGAGCATGACGGCAAAGCTATTATCTGGAGCCGCTTCAGATACGACATCCAGCAGATCACTGCAATGCTGAACAAGACCTTCGGTGAAGGCAGCGCCGCCGCATACTTCGGTGACACACCAGACGAAGAGCGCAACGACATCGTCCGCAACTTCCAGAACCCGGACCATCCGCTCAAGTTCTTCATCGGCAACCCCGCCACCGCAGGCTACGGCCTGACCCTGACCGAGGCTGACCTTTGCATCTATTACGCAAACGACTTCAACCTTGAAACACGGATCCAATCAGAGGACCGAGCCCATCGTATCGGCCAGAAGAACAACGTCACCTACATCGATTTGATTTCCGCAGGAACCATCGATGAGAAGATTGTTGAGTCACTTCGTGCTAAGATCGAGATCGGAGCGAAAGTCCTCGGAGAGGAAGCCCGTACCTGGCTCAACCTTAAACCGCAGAAGGAACTGATATGACCGACAAACTAGAAGACCACGATGACATCATAGAACTCTTTGCTGATTACCGAAAAGGTTTCTACTCCAAAGAGAATGCCATCCGGCAGATGGTAAAGCGTGGGTTCGAACCGCACCTGGCCGAGGCCATGCTGAACGCCATGCGCAAGAACAACGTCATCGACATCCGTGGCTACGACAAGCGGCCCAAGTATCTCAAGGATGCCCACGACAAATGGCTGGATACTATCCGTGGTTGCAGCAGGAAACCAAGTGGTGTAGAAGAAGACAACAAGTAAAGGGGTTATCATGGCCAAAGACGAACAGAAATTCCGCAACGTGGGTCTGCTACTGGACGACCACGAGAAACTACGCCAGCTTGCAGATCGTGAGCAGCGTTCCATGGCGCGTCAGCTTTCCGTGCTGATCCGCAAAGCATTCGAAGAGGTCGAAGCCAATGCGTAAGATCGACGAGATCATCATCCACTGCACCGCTACCACACCGAACTGGTGGGAAGGCCGCTCGACAGAGGAGAAAGTCCGTGAGATTCGGGACTGGCATTTGAAGCGAGGCTTCAATGATGTGGGCTACCACTGGTTGATCGACAGGGATGGAACCGTGGTGGCAGGACGTCCCGAGGAAAAGACCGGGGCTCACGTCAAGGGACACAATACTGGGACCATTGGGATCAGCCTGTTTGGTGGCCACGGTTCGAGTGCCGACGACCAATTCAGCGAGCACTTCACTTGGGCCCAAGAGGAGGCGCTTCGTAACCTGATCCAACAGATCGAGCAGCGCCATAACATCCGTAAGATTAGTGGCCATAATGAGTACTCAACCAAGGCGTGTCCGGGCTTCCGCGTCGGGCCGTTCATACATGGTAAGAAGGAACCCGCACCTCGGACCTCGGTCACTCAATCTAAGACTATGCAGGCTTCGGCAGTGCAGGTCGCCTCGGGTGCAGGTGCAGCGGTCACGTCGCTGTCCATGCTGGATGGTAACGCGCAGTACATCGTCCTCGGGTTCGCTGGTCTGATCGCCTTGATGGGTGTGTGGATCATGCGTGAGCGCCTGAAAAAATGGGCAGCTGGGATCAAGTGATGCTCGGTAAGCTTCAGCTCTACGGCCTGATCGCCCTCGCGTTTATCGCGGGGGTGTTCGGCATCTACATGGGTGGCGTGCAGCGTGGCATCGACCGAACCAAACGCAAGATAGACGAGAAGCGTCTGTCTCATATGAAGACCGCCAAGGAGGTGGACGATGAGATTACCTCTGCTGATGACCAGCGCCTTGCTGACATTGCATCTGAGTGGGTGCGCAAAGATAACGAGTGATAGTTACTGCGACGTAGCGTCGCCAATGTACTTCAAGTCGGACGAAACCGTCTCGTGGTTGTTGCGAAATGATCGTACACTGTTAGTGGACATCACAGTGCACAACGAAACCACGAAACGGATATGCGGAGACTCAAACTCCTAAGTCGGATCCTTCACGATGTATCCTTCCGGGATACGTCCGAGTCGTTTTGCTCTCGCGCTTGGCGACTGCAAGACAGATCCCGTTTCTGGAAAGCTTGGACCTACGTGTTCGGAAGGCGGCACTGCGCCGCCTCCCATGCTTTCTACTGGGCTACTCTTCCACATCAAAAGGATCGACATCAAACTCGTTGATGTCCACAGCCCACACGCGATGCGATGCACGCTTGTTGCCCGGCCCGCTGTACACATCCGCCAGGGCGATCTTCCCCTGGGCGTACAGCCCGTGGCAGAGCGTTCCAATCTCCCCGCTGTTGGTGTTCATCAACCGGGCAAGAGTGGCCGTGCGTAGCGGTCCAAACTCCTCTAGCAGCCCAACCACCTGCACGTCTCTCGACACCAAGGGTTGTTCGTCGTCGGGCTCAGCAGAGATGTCCTCGAATGCCGAACCTGTGACCTCGGCCCTGACCGCACGCCACTGTACCCGGTGCCGCTTGTCCTCATAGTTCGGTATCACAATCGCCTTGATGTAATCCCCGGCCTTGATCTTCACCGCCTCGACGATACGAGCGTTAACAAACACCGCCTCACCATCTGCTGTCGATCCAAACGCACTGCCTGCCGCGGTCAGATCGTCGATAAACACATCCTTGGTTATTGTATCAGTGAACATTATACTTCGTCCCTTCTCTTTCACATTCCTCGTGGTACTCAATCCCAGCCGCCGCGGTCTTCTCTACATACTCCAAGAAGTCCTCATGGTTCTCGAACAACTGACCCGCCAGCGCGATGAACCGAATGATCGAGATCGTGCAGACCACGAGCGGGTTCGCATCTCGCTCCCCCCACATCTCCATCATCGCGTTCAGCTCGTCGTGGACACGGTTGTGTTCTTCCATATCAAAGTTACTCTTGTGGTCGGCCATGCCTGTCCCCTAAAACTCCGGTTCCCATAACACCCCCTTCTTCTGCAGCCGTTGGAAGTGTATGAGCTCTAGCTTCTCGACCCTCGCATCTTGGTTCTCCCACTCCATGTCAGAGATCAGACGTTCAAGACGTTTCACTTCTTCACTTACGTTGATTAGATTCTTCGTATTCATCTCGTATTTTCTCCAGCAAGTATTCCTCGATTGTTTCGCAGTTGATCTTCTTCGCCTCTGACACCAGCCACACACGCTGCTCCATGCTCAGATGATCCATCAAACTGATGATCGAACCACCCTTCATACCAAACTTGGAAAGCATGTAACTCGTTGC